TCTGTGACTGGTTTCGGTAGGTTAATCCAGTACGAGTCATGAACTTGATTGACGACTCGATACTCCTTGAGATTAAGTCCTGCTCGTTTAACTATCTCGAAGGCGCCGCCCTGGATAATACTGTTGAACGCTTTATGTGTCTCACTTGGATACTTAAAGTGACGTCTACGTCCGGTCCAATATTTTACCCAACCATTCCTTTCAGCAACAATGGCAGCGTGTTCTGATATTCTCGCCAACTCTGGATAGGTGGTGTGGTAACTAGCCAGGTAGTTTTGGGCAGCGGCGTGGGTGATTCCGAGCATAGTGGCAAGTTTGCCTGCTCCTGCACCATAGAGAATAGCGAAGTTGAGAGTTTTGGCGGCATACCTTGAGATTCCAAGAGCATCTGCAACTGCTTGATGAACATCTCGTCCTTCTCTAAAGGCTGCGAGAAGTGCAGTTTCGTTTCCGTATACGGCAGCGAGCCGCAACTCAATCTGCGAAAAGTCAAACTCCCATAATTCATATCCAGGATCAGCAAGAAATAATGCCTTGACACGATCATACTCCCTTGGGATTTGTTGTAGATTTGGATTCTCACAGGACAGCCGACCTGTCAGCGTGCCGTGTTGCTTGAAGTTGGGATGCAAACGGCCAGCTAGATCGGCCTTTTCGAGGAACCCGTCATACCATGTTGACTTAGCCTTCTGTAATCCCCTATACTCCAATACGAGGCCAGCGAGCGGGTGATTTATGCCTGTCAGCACGGCCTCGTTAACCTGGATTCTACCCGTAGGAGTATGGGATGAAGGAACTAATCCAAGACCTAAAGGCGGTTCTGAATACAACTTATCAATCAACTGACGATCCTTCGACGGCTCGAAGCCTAGTTCAGCACGGATTTTCCCCATCCGATCTGCTGACTCTAGCGAACGCTGGAGTGTTAATTCTCGATCCAGACGAACTCCAGTTACTTCAACTTGTCGTAAGAACTCCATGAACTCAATGTCTGTTTTCATACAGCCATCAAGTTCCTGAGCCTCTACCTCAGGTAGAATCTTCTTGAAGAGTTGCATCGTCAGTAGCGCATCTTGTTCCGCATACTGGCCCATCGCAATTGGATGGACGCATTCCCATCCATAATCCTTCGCCATTGCTTTGATTCGCTTTTGGAACTCGGGTGCCTCCTGATACCCAAGATACTTCTGAGCGAGTTGCTTCAATGCGTGCGGGGGATTTTCATCTATGAGATGATGCATGAGCATCGTGTCATATATCTGGATATTACTCGGGAATCGTAATCCTGCCTGTTCGAGAACAGTGAGGTCGAACTTCGCGTTGTGAAACACTACAGCGGGGAATGGGTCGAGGAACGCGAGATGCGAGAACAATCCCTTCGCTATTTGCGGATGATTTAGTGGACCGCTTGATTCAAACAGAGCCATCTGTTCGATAGGCTTATGTCCGAACGGGATATAGAATGTCTGCTCATCTTCTGTGCAGATAGATATTCCAACTAGGAATCTATCGTGGTGTTGATCGACGAAGTTCGTCTCAGTGTCAATTGCTATGACACTAGACGCATCTACAGCGGTAAGCATCTGATGGATCTTATCTGCGGTGTCTACGATCACGATGGACCTATCCCAAACTTGTCGTCAATGATAGGTGATTTGGAACTCGGACCAATCGCTTTCAGTTGGTGTCCGAACGAGAGATTCTCCCCCCTGGGTAGCTCAAAGACCTGATCTTTCATCGCTGAGTACCGGGCCTTAAGAATCGACAGTTCTAGTTTCTTCTTGTCCGTTTCCTGCATCGTGAAGATCGTATCAATCTGTCCCTGGATATATCGAGCGCCGTGAATATCGTCGATTCCAATGGGGTTAAATCCCGATTGCTGGGCTTTACGGTTATGGTGGTTGAGCCATATGAACAGGTCGTACTTCTTACGTAGATAATCAAACCATGCGAATAACTGCTTGGCGACTTGTTCATCTGAGAGAGTATTAAACGTAGTAGTCGAGAGCGTGTCAATGGCGAGGCCTCTAAAACCATAAACTTCAATCGCTTCCTCTACTTTCTTCCTGTTCTCCGACTGAGTGAAATCTACAATCTCACCTACAGGCCAGGTCCGTAGCCGTTCGTTTATTACCTTCCACTGATTCGGCGTCCAGAACCCACGCTGCCCCTGTATGATGTACTTCATTCCGGGAGCAGCCATTTCTAGTGAGAGGTAACCTATGTTACCGTCGAAATGAAATGGCTTATCCAAGATAGGAAACCCGAGTACCATATGACTCAGAACGAAATAACTCCACTGTGTTTTTCCTACACCGGGGGGACCTACTAGCATGGTCAACCCACACTCGATAAGGAAATCCTCCCACAAGAAATGAATGTCGGGAGTGTGATGTAGGATTTCGTCTGGTGTCAAGAACATTGAGATTACAGGAACCTCTTTGGTTTCCTGCCAGTCAATGTCTATGGGTTTGGGCGGGAGTTTCGTAATCGCAATGGTTACTATCTCCTGGATTCTTTTCATCTGATCCGAACGCCCACTGAATTTATGGATCTGCGAGTTATCAGTAGCTAGGACAACAGAGAAGATTTCTTCAGGAGAAGCTTGCAAAGCGGCGAGAGTATAGGCCAGTCTCATTAGAGCCGTTGATCGTCTACCTATCTCCATTCCTTGTGCGAGAAATTCTACAGAGGTGGAGTCCGTGAAGTACTTCTGAAATACGTCCGCTGGATTTGGCATGGTATCAGGAATCATTACAGGTTCGGGGACTAATGCTATCTCGCTAGGATCGAGACTCAGAATACCATTGTCAGCCAAATACAGCAGGCGTACTGGTGCTAGTTTGTTGGGTTTATGGTTGATCGTATTCGGTGGGCGTAAGACCTGCGTACAATCCCACCCAGTCGAATCTGCGCCATCCAGAAGATGACAGAGCCGTCTATTGTAACCTTCAACTGTTTCGCGATCCATACCTCTCGGAACTCGCCAGTAGGCATGGAAATTTCCGAATGTGGAACTTTGTACCAGTATAGATGGGGGTGGAAGACTCTGCCAGTTTGGGGCAAAGCCGGGGCGATCAATTTCCGTCCAGACAAAGTTGGTATCTTTCCAGGCGTCTTTAGTCGCGTGCTTCGATTTGAATACGGAGGGAGCCAGGTAGATATCTAGGATCTTGTGATACTGGATTACCCACTCAATGATGTTGTCACGCTCGTCGGGCCAAACAAAGAATCGTTGAAGCCAGTCCTTCTTCATAGGATGCTTCTGCGCTCCGTAAACAAATCCATCTAACCCGGTGAATAGGGTATCAACAAATTGTTCTACTTCATTCAAAGTGCCCCCAAGGAATAGAAAAGGGAGGGCCGAAGCCCTCCCTTCTCAATCAGATATTCGGATGCCAGGATTTTACGTTGGCGAATACTCCGCCCTTCTGCCCTGGATTATGGAAGATAACGACACGAGCCGTCAACCCGAGCAAATCTCTCGGGTCCAACTTCATATCGTCGGCACGCCATTCCGTACCAGTGAGATTCTCCAACACGATCTGCAACTTCCAACGAGCAGAAGCTGCCAGAGAAACAACCTCTCTGATCTTCTTTCCAATCAATCCCTCATCAATCGAGTCCGGGCCGATGACTCGAAGGGAAAGAATAAGGTTCTTATTTCCTGCGGTCGCCTTGGAATCCTCGATCGCAACATCATCTACCGTCACGGCGTACAAACCTTCTGGAAGAAGTTCCTGAGGTTCGACGTCACCGAAATTGAGTTCGAGCATTTGCTCCTTCTTTCTACTTGACAATACTATAGATGGTGAACACAGTAACGTTGTACTCATCTGCTAGTTCTTTAGCGGTCATTATGTCGTACAATGACCGTATATCTTCACGTTCTTTTACTGAAAGCTTCTTATCTGCTCTCCCCTTTCCAGCCTTATCGGCATGGTTCTCGGCGTGAGTTCCCATGAACAGATGCCTTAGATTAATACAACTAGGGTTATCGCATGCATGACAAATCTCTATCTCCGTTGGAATTCCTCCAACGAAATACTCCCATACTAGTCGATGCCCTAATCGAATCCTACCTTTGTGCCAAACACTAAGATAACCATAACTATCCCTGGAACACGGTATAGTAATGCACTCATCCGTTTCTTGTCTACATGCTTGGATGAGTTCTATATATCTAGTCACTTAATAAACTCCCAGAGGTCTTCTGCTGGGAATGTGCTAGGAAGGCCAAGCCTATCCTTAGCTTTGATGCTACGAGTTGGCGCTGCTCTCATGACCCGCTTCATTTCACCCTTGATGTTAATGTCAGCGGACATATAGAGCATCACGTCACACGTAGCATACATTGTGCTCGCCAATTTTGGCGTAAACATCGGTCTTGTCGTAGTGTAACCTGTTAGTTCGTTTTTGTCCTCGGTTTCATGAGCAACGAAGATCACGTTGCGTTCTAGGTCTGTGAAGGCTAAGATTACCTCACGGAGATACTCCGTATTCACCTTGTAATCTTGCTGGTATGGGTGTCCTTCTGGACGCTTTCCCTTTGCTTGTTCCTCATGCCAAACCTCACCTAGATGGCGAGATTGGAACTCAGACAGCGTGTCAATGATGATTGTTTTGATTTCTGGATGAGCACCCTTACGCAACTCACCATGAATTGCCATAAGCTTCTTGCTGTTATTCAAAACCTGAATCACCGGAACCTCGGAAAGTTCTGGATGATTCTGCAACGAAAGACTTGCTCCCTTCTCACACTCAATTTCGAGTGGGCCAGGAGCACCACAGGAAAGGACAGTCTTCCCGATTCCCGGTTCACCATACAGGCAAATCGTGAATGTTCGTGGTCGGGATTTCGCTGTGGACATTTCGTCTAGTACCGGCATGTTAGCCCTTCTGTTGATATGGTGTTCTTGTTGCCCAGAAGACTTCGTAGATATCTAGTCTTGTGACTAATCTACGGGAGTCTCCGTCACTCTCGTAAGTGTATCGTTCTCGATAGAATCCGGTACCCTCAGGTATCTCAATCTCTTCCTTCGTCCCATCTTCAAATTCAAGAGTAATCCTCCTCAGCGGTCGCATCAACACCTGGTTCCAACCGATCCTGTTTCTTCGTGAACGAATCGTCTGTGAGAAGTCTAGCGTTAGAGTATGGCTTTCTTTATCGTCCATCGGACCAACTGGGGTGACTCGTCAAGTTCATCAGCTATCGACCTTACTGTTCTTCCTAGTTTGGCTTGTTCACGAATCCACTGTTTGTCTATTGGACTAAGGACAATGGTAGCCCTACTTGCTTTATCCTGATTGTTCTCCTTATGAGTTCCTAGATATAGGTGCTTCGGATTAATACACAACC